CAGATACTGAATCGGAAGCCACTAAATTGTATGAACCTCGGAACAACAAACTGAAAACCACTTCCTTGTCGGCCGCCTTGATTGAGAGCGTCGGTGTCCCCTGAATACAAAAGCAACCACAAACACCTAGGTCAGTACACCGACTCCCGTATAACCATGTTCTAACCAGATCACGGTAGTCTCTCGCCATCTGAGGTTTCGACGAATCGAAGTATGCCTTGATGTCGATTGACCAGATAGTTTGTATTCCGGAACTCGTTCGAAGACCAGCAGTTTCGCTTGCTTTTAGAACTACATACGGAACACAGTTCTCGCATTTTCTTTGATCAATGAAATGGTTTTCCGTCTTGATTGGAGTACATGTCAATGATCGCAGCGCGTCAAGAATCGCCGTCTCGATGCAACACGACATTGTCTTCCCTCACTGCTATGATGTTTTCGATCTTAACGCCGTAATTTTCAACGACAAGTGCTTCTGCCACTTCCGGAGAATATGTTTCGACTTTGATCGGTGTGCCACAACCGTAGACGACGTAGGTCATTCTGCTTCCTTGAATCCTTTTTTTGCTGCCATGGCCATCTGAGATCTGTTCTCTCGAAACAATGGGTACACCCATGGTCTCCCATTACTGTCGTGCCAAAGAAGATAGTTCTTACTTCGGTCAACGACATGGCTTTTACGGAATCCTACAAATCCCTCGATAGTTCCGAAATGCCCACTCGCTCCACCTTCAATGTAATTTGACAGAAAGTCGCTGCCAACTCCTTGATCCCTAGCAAAACCTTGTGCTGTCGTATTGTTCGCTTCACCGTACCCATTCAGAGGCCCAAATCCTCCTGGCTTGTGACCGGCGTATGCATGCGGAATCTCTCCGATATTCGAATGCGGTGGAGCTATGTTCGCCTGTAGTCCATCCCTGTAGCTGGCAGACAAAGAAACAGCCGCTGCCCGAATGCATTCCTCTAACTTCCTGTCCAACTTCTCCTTGATCTTCTCGCTATGATCAACGAACGTCACAGAGGACATTTTCTGCCTCCAATCCGACTAAATACGGAACAAAGACGCCGTTATCAGTCACTCGTGTGATCCGGTACATACCAGACTTGTCCTTCAGTCGGTGGTTCGCCGATGGACGAACTGATAGAGGCCATCGCACCAGTGATCCTGAGAATGTGTAGATGAGATCTCGTGAGTCGTTTCGCGTCTGGAGAGTTCCGCTTTGCGCCGTAATCTTTCCTTTGACTCGCCCCACTCTCTTGTATCGCACCACGTCATCGCATGTCTCACAGTTGGCGCAATCGAGTTCAAGCACATCTACATTCTCCAGCAACTGGAAACATGCCGATACTGATCTCACATGCATGACCTTGACACAGAACGACACTAAATCAGTCACCGAATAGATGACCCATTCCGTGTCGTCTGAATCCGTGATCGTTCCGCCAATGCCTACCTCGACAGAATTCTCCAATGTCGAAATCCTGAAGACCTTGTCGGCCGGATGGATTCCTTCCTGCACGTTTGCCGATGACATTTGAATCCCGCGCGAACGTGCATGGTAAAATACCGTCTGCACGTCGCAATAATCCAACGTCACCGTCTCGTAGTCGCAAAACGACGTTAACCAGTCTTCACAGGCACAAAGCGTGTCATCACAGCATGATTCTGAGCTAGAGTGACTCACCTGCGATACCTCCTCTGCTCTCTGACAGCAGGTACTGTGCGGCATACAGTCCCAACGCATGTCACAGGTGTGACGCATGGCACATGAATGAACTCGTAAAGCTCCCCATCAGATCCACACTTCTTCGAAGTGTAAAGATCTCGGTACATGTTCATCACGTCAACCTTGGCTTGCAGACCAGCAGTCCCGTCGCGGGTCGTGTCGCCTTCCTTCCATATTTGCGTGTCACAACTGGCTGCTGCGATCTCTTCAGCGAGCTCGCATAGTTTCTGTTCCAGTTCCACACATGAAAGACAGTCGGCCACGATCAAACCTCCACAAGATGCTTATGCTTTCCGGTTACCTGGCTCTCCTGTAGGAACAAAGTAAAGTCCCTGTGCATCTCTGCTTCGTCAATCGCCTTGCAAAGAGGCCAAAGAGCTTCCTTGTCCAACAGGCATCGGGCTGACCTGTACGCGAAAGATTCTATGTACAAATCTTTCGCGTCTTTCTCAGACAGAGAACTGTCTGATTTAATAATCTTTGTCATCCCACCGGGCATACGCAATGCCCATATCTTCGAAATTCCAGCAGCCATTTTCAATCTCCACCCTTCGTTAAACAGAAAGAGCGGCGGCGATCACTCGCCGCCGCTCTCTAACAACTCACGCTTTTCAATTTATTAGATCGAGTCTGACTCAGATCCAGTGATCCACATTGCTTTTTGTGGATCCTTGATCCAAGCATAACCCTTGGAGTAACTGTCGTAGCGAGCAACAACTCGTTTCTTCTGGTCCTGCGCGGCCAGCGTTAGCCGGCGAACTTCAGGTTGGACCTGATACGTCCAAGCAAGGAACTCAGTCAGCTTACCAAAGAAGATCCACTCGTTCGCATGAGCAGTCGTCAAGCTGTATCGGCTGGCAATCGCCTGCATCAGACGAATGTATGCCTTCGGACTAAACGTCATTCCGTTCGCAATCTCAGGGGACATGAAATAGTGAATCGTGTCGCCTGAACCCGGACATGTCGCATCACGCTCAACACTTGTTGCGTTTAAAATCGGGTTGATCCGATCCCGTGTCCGCTGGCTCGTGAACACGTCTAACCCGTTCACATCCATCGACATCGGACGACCATGAACAATGTCTGTCATGTCGTAGAAAATGTTCTTTACAACCTGTAGGTCTTCACCGCACACGATCGCTTCTGCCGATGCGTTGATCCACGGGCCATTCGCTCCACTAGCAAACACACTTCCATACCCACTGTCGTAGAAAATGTCGTAGTCAGTGTCCGATCGGTTCCAAGTTACGTTGTACCCAATCATAGCATCGACCAGTTTTTCCTCGCGGTAGAGGTCGTGAGCATCACGCAACTTCGGAATCTGCTGCATCAAGTATCCGTTTGGATCCTTGCACATTGCTTCACGAGTAAACGCTACCCCGGCAGCAACAGCCTTTCCATTCGGATGCTGCAACCAGTCAGTCGAAAGCCCGTAATCAGGGCCAGCTTCCAACTCGCCAACTTCATGAACCTTGATGTCGCTGAATGCACCGAAGTCCTTGTAAGACTCTTCGCACTCGCCACGAGACTCCGTACCGACCATGTTACTGATCATGTACTCTTCGCGTGGATTTTCACGCAGGCTGTTCCGGATAACGATCTGCGCCATCTTGTTGAACGTGCCACTTGTGATGATCGCTTCCATCGCATCATCCGAAACACCGTTCTCGGATGTTCGACGACGCCAATCAGGACCAAAGTCCGATTCCAGACATGCTGTCAAGTCGATGTCAGCAGGCTTTACTGACTTAGCTTCTATCGCACCCTGCAGCGACTCCAACACGTCGGACTCTTTGTGCTTCTTCATGTCGCGAAGAAGTTTTTCAGTCAATTGGCGATTCGCCATGATGCAATTCCTGTACAAAAAACTAGAGATTTTCGACACATCACCAATGACATGCTTATGTTGAGAACTCAACCTCAGCGTACGCAACAGAATCAGCACCGCTTGATTTCACAGCGCGAAACACAATGTCAGCACCAGTTGTTGTTTTCTGGATCGTGTTGTTGGACAACAGATTCGATCCAGCAACTTTGCCGAACGTGAATCCCTGACCAATGATCCATGTGGTCGGTGCCGCTGCTCCAGCCGTGTCCACAATCTTGTAGGCACGACGGAACGATGATCCGGTGCGACGCCACGCAACTGGAATGCTCGTCGGTGCGTCATTGCACACGCCGGCGTCAGAATCTACTTCCTGCAGACTGACCCCAATCAACTTTGCCGCTGCAGCAACCTGAGTCGTACTCAAATTCGTGTCCCACGCCTGATCCGTTTGGATCAACGCGGCCGTTAGAACTCCCGTGGTTGTGTCCGAACCTAGGAAATCCCCAGGACAAACATCGACAAGAGTCGCAGGCAAAGACAACGTACGAATGTCCGTGTCATCAGGAACATGACCGTACTGATTCATTACATCGAGGCACCGTGGCATTTCGTCACTCCAAAAACACAAAGATCAATTTTGAATTCAAAAGCCCGTACGGCGGTTCAAGACACTTTTAGACCGAGCGACTTGTATATGTCGTAAGAAGCAGAAGCCTTCGACTCTTTGTTCTTCCGAGTTGGCACGTATGCCGGCTTCTTTTCTTCGACTTCTTCCTTGATGACGACTTCCTCGTCAACTTCGACTTCTTCTTCGTCAGGTGCGTCAACCAGCATCGGAGATAACTTAGCCAAAACACCTGTGAATTTCTTGCGGGTATCCGCCTTCATCTCACAAGCACACTCGACGATTTCGCCAAGTAGTTCACTCTCGATCTCAACCCCCTCAAACGCATCGCTGACTTCTTTCTCCACTTCAGACTTCAGCTTGGCGGCTGCATTCGCAGACTCCAATGCATCCAGACGAACCTTCAGGTCGGCCGCTTCCTTTTTGGCAGCGTCCAACTCTGCTTGTTCCGTGACTGACTTCGAGTTGTCTTTCAACAACTCTGTTACAAGTTCAGGATGCTTTTCGCGTAGGGTCTTGAGATCCATTGTTTCATCTTCCTCAGATTCAAAAATTCCGTCCGTCGTGCCGGGCCGCGTCACAACGTCAAGAGAACGCAATACCTCAATTGACTCAATAACCTGATCGCCTGTCTTATTCCGACGACCATCGTCCGCATACTTCACTGCAGAGTTGATGCTCATTCCAAAAGTGTTCGGAGCGAACAACACGTCCCAAATAAATTGCTCGGCGACCTGATTCTTCGGGTTGAAGTGGATGTCGCCAAAATGTCCCTGTCCAGGAACATACTTCACTTCCTTGCCGACGACGCCAAACTTATCCTTGTAGGATCGTGCGTCCGTCGCCGTCTTCGGATGGTCAATGTATATCGCAGCGCCCGAAAGCAACTTCTGGGCTGACACACGAACACCAGGTGTGTCGTAGTCTCGCCTGTTCTTCGAACGAATCCCTAACAACTTCACCCCACGGATGATTCCCTTCTCGCGATCAATGCGTTCTTCGGCAATTGCCTCAAATGCATCTTCGGTTTCAAGGGCGTCATTCACTTTTAAGGTTCCGGTGGTGGAGGCGGAGGTGGTGGCTTCTTTTTATTTTTGTTGCAAGCGCACATTTTTCATTTTCCCGTTTCAGCGTTTCGCCGAAATCAAGTGACTTCGTTTGTAAGTACACCTTTTCAGTTGTGCAACTCATTTCTGTATAATTTTTTCCGGATTTCCTTTCGAGACCCCTTTTTCCTTCATTGGGTCGGTTTTCTTCTTCGTCACAGGCCCTGGCATCGACGCAGTCGTCGCTAAACTGCTGCCCTTTGGTAAATCCAGTTCATTTTTCAACTCCGACTGTCGTTGAGCCTGTTCAGACTCCCGCTCCTTGCCCTCCTCGGCCAGCAACGTCTTGCCTGATAGTTCTCCTCGGTCGTACAACTCCTTGTTGACGTCGAAGTCTTCCGCGCGGTTCCTCGTCTGTACCCTCGGTGGCTTAATATGAAGCACGATGTCATCGATATCCGCGTCAGTGATGTCTTCAACACCTCTCAATGCAGCGTATCGCAACGCCTGCATCAGGATAACCTCGTCCTCCGCGACCATCTGGGACTGTTCGAATCGCATTCCCTTATGAAACGGCCCCTCCGATACCAGCGTCGATGCAAAGTTCCCCTGTGATACGTCCGCAGACAGCATAAACTCAGGAATTTTCATCCCAGCAGAGCACGCGCGCAGAAGACTCGTCAGAACTTCGATCTGATTACTGTTGCCCGCGCCTGTCTCCGGGAACTCATATGTGATCGTGCCGGGGACTGTAACCACGGATGCGGCCGGGAAGTCAAAACTCTCCCGCTGACCTGCAGATCCATCCCCCGTCTGCTGTGATGCAAGCCAGCTTCGCACCTGATCCGCTCCTTGGCTGGCGTTTATCGTCCGGATCGCACCATACGCCGCCTGAAACGTCGATACTCGCATCAGGTTTGCCAGCAACTTCTTGGCAAAGATCATTTCCTCACGCACAGGCCAAAATAGCGTCAATCCCCGTGGATCGTTCGCTAAAACATTCCGCTTGCGGTGCTGAACTGCCACTTTCCCTGAATTTAGGCTCTCAGGTGCAGGTACTGCGCCCATCTGAGAAACATAACGTAGATCAGGGAACCAGTCGCTCTCAATGAAATATGCGACAGGCCTGTACCTGATGTCGTTCGTACGCCGCACACCAAATAAGTCGATGAACGGATATGGCGACGGATTGTCACCCGCATTCGAGTCCTGATACTGGCTGTTCGGGTCTTCCTCAAGATCAGTCGGTTCCGCGAAATAAACTCGCAAAATCCCGTCGTCGTCGTAGTACAGAAGGTCAAATACCTCCCCGTGACGGTCGCAACGGTGACTCACCTCCGACTGACGGAGCTTCCAATTGTTCTCTTTCTGCCACTTCTCAAGGAATCGCTCTGCGTTCTTCACAGCCTTTGCATTCGGATTCGCCTCGTTCTTCGGCTTCACCGTGACGACGTGACCCGTGTCCGCAATGTAGTACGCCCTGTTGTCCTTCGCGTTTGAGCCCCAACACACTCTCGACAAGCTGTCGCCCAACGTCATGACCCGGTTTACGCCCAGCGTCCCCTCAGTGATGTCGTATGGCTCCTCGCCTCCGTGCGGAAACGTGTCGTCGCCCTCGTCGTTCTGCCTAGAGTAACCCGTTCCCAACTCCTCCATAATCTGGCGAGCGACTTTCGACGCAGATATGGCGAATAATTCGTGCTCAATGGAATACGACGTGGATTGATTTACTCGATTGATCATTTTGAATTCTCCTGAAACCATGTTAAAGGGTTTCAGTGATTTCGCAAATGCAAACAAGCCTATTTTACTCGAAGTCTGACCACCAGCTACTCTTACTTCGCACGAAATGTGCATGATGCCCGGCGTACGGCATCGGGATCATCGTCTGACAGCACAGGACACTGACCGTCTGAATCATCACGAAGATTATCATCTCCGGGTCTTTTGATGAACAAGATTTACACTTCTTAGGCATGGTCTATCTCACAAAATTGTCCGTACGCCAAAGCCATCAAAAACGGATTTTCCTTGACAAACTTCTCCGTCACTCCCCTAAACCCAATCGACTCACAGTGATCAGCGATCTCTTTGCATCGCAGTTTCAACACCACCAAATACGCCTGCCGCAGTTCCTCTTCTTTCTCCCAATACTCTTTCTCAAGCACACCCATCTCTGCGTCACTCATCTCACTGACAGGTTCGTTTTTCATCATGGCTGACGCTCTTTTTATCAGCCTGAAACTCCAATACAAAATATCGTCGATCGGTGCGTCCATCTTGTCGTCAGGGCTAATTGTCATCGCGATCCTCCACTGGAATAAGATTGCTAAACTTATCCGTCTGCAACTCTTCGTCGTGCCAGTAGCGCTCTGGGACACAATTGTCGCTGCATCGCGGGCATGACTCTACGCTCGGCGAAAACCTGTCTCGCGTCGGTTCCGCCCATCTGTACTTGCACTCGTAACATGTGAATGCGCGCCAGCCTGTGCGGAGAGTGAGTTTGTTGGGGAGTTTCTGTTCGTCGCTCACTTACGCAATTCCTTATAATACCGTTCCAAATGTCCCGGTAACTGCAACGCCATGTCCAGTGCGTCAATCGCGTCGTCATGCTTGCCCACACCGGGCATTCCATCCCAGTTCCTGAACTGGTTCAACAGCAATGAAGTACTAGGGTTCTCAATTAACCTGAATTCTCTTCGCCGAAGAGGGCCGTCAAGCCTCCTGATTCGCATCTCTTTCTTCAACATGTCCTGAACCGGGATGATAATTCCCCCAGATCGAAGATACTTGCTGAGAGCATAGTCAGGATGGGCCGCTGCGTAGTGCATAATCAAATCAATGAAGATCGACTGGAACTGAAGTGCCTCAATCCCAATCAGGTCTCCAGATCTGATGCTGTGATGCTCCTGATTCGTGAATAAAAAAAGATCCTCGACTATCTGGCCCGGTGGTCGTCGCTTTACGTCCGCATCGACGTATTTCAATTCGGAATTCTGCGCAACACAGATGATCGCCGAGTAATCTCCCTTGTGCTGATGCTTCCCTTTGCTCGCATCAACCGAAAACATCCGCACAACGTCGCTTGCATGCCTCGGAACAGGATACTGCTCAAACGGAACTAACAGGTCAATAAACAGATCGCGGTTCCACTCCGTTCCAGTAATGCTCGATGCCAACCAGTTCCCGTGAAGATACCTGTCCCGCTCTGAATCAGAAAGCTGCATGAGCCTCTGTCGGTAACTTGGATCCGCCTGCATCAGAACCTGATTGTCGTTCAATGTCGCAGGAATAAATGTCGCCGATGTCGTCTCAAGAACTCCATCATCGTCGTACGTCGGCTCGTCTGACCATATAAACTCCTCTCCCAGTGTCTTGAAATATCGGATCACTCCTGATCTGTCTTTGATCGGATATCCACTGACAGGGTCGATCCACCAATACAGAAATTTATACAACCAACTCGATGCGTCAGGATTGCATGTGGCTCTCAGTGTTGCCTTGATCCCTGACTTCGATCTGCACCTCCCCCACAAAAACATCACCTGCGACTGCTCGAATTGTGCGCATTCATCGAAACCAACAAAGTCTAACTGCGAACCCTGATAGTTGTTCAAGTCTTTAGTGAACTGCAAGCTGCTCAGGTTTATCTTGGCTCCACTCGGAAACCTCCACTGCGCTGATGTGTTGTTGTAAATCGCACCCAGCTTCTCGTAGTTGTTCCGGCATTCATCCAAAAGACCACCAGGTGAACTTATCTGCGGATATGTCCTCCTGAAGATCGCTCCCCGAAACGAATGCACCGCAGACGGACCCTGACAGTGCCGCAATGGGTCAAGCGTCAAAGCAAAACTCTTTCCGCTTCCTGCACTTCCGCCATACACCGCAAACTGAGCCTGCGTTGATAAGAAATCGTACTGTGGTGCTGAGAGCTTCATTCCATCATGTCTGATTTGCGGTCTGATTCAACGTCTGAAAACTCACCAATCGTTAAACCCGTCACCGTCGCTCGCGGACCCGATGCTGGCCTCCCCTTCGATGGCGATGCACTGGCTGAGAGCAAGCTGAACACCGTCTGCCTCGCCTGTGACTCGGATTCTGCGTTAATGACGTCTAACTCAACCGTAACTCTCACTCGGTAACAATGGGACATCTGATGCACCTTCGGTAATGATACTGGGACTG